CCTTTGATGTCATATTCACACCTATTTCGAATTCACATCCACTTCCCTCATTATTAATAAAATAATTGTTTTCTATTATACAATTCTTTCCGGCACCTTGATCTGACCATAAACCATGACAAAAGTTATTGCGAATGATATTATTTCGGACAATCGAATTATTTGGTCGATGGGTTTTTAAACCACCACTCTCCCAACGCTGTTTACCTTGGAAATGTAAATTATTATTATACTCTACTGTATTATTGGAAAAAATAAATTTATTTGCCATGAATGCCGCTGTACCTGCCGCACCATTATTCGATATTATATTATTTGAAATCATGTGACCATATGTTCCCATCGCATCACCATTATCGCCGATTTCTAAATCCTGACTTTTCTTTCCTTCATTGCCCCAATCTATACCTATACCATTCGCATAACGTATTATATTATTTGTAATCTTCCAGAATTTTCCACAACGTGTACCAACTGAACCCGATTGGGCTTGATCCGCGACGACCCAAAAACGATTTGGATATTGATTTCCACATCTCTCAAAAATAAATCCGTCAATATTAATATTACGAAGATTACGTTTATGAGGAGCAAACAAACGACGCTGATTCGTGATTTCTATTACTTGACCTTCTGTTACTCCGTTGATAAAAAGCAATTTGGATTCACTATCATAATACCAGGAATTGGCTGTTGTCTCCATCTCGGTTTTATAAGGACATTGTTTATACATGACGTCATCCACAAAAACTTGACCTAGACAATAATGCATATTTGGATCACTGTTTTTCACCGATTTTATTTTTGTTTCAGGAAATCCTTCACGACCATAAGGTGTCACACAGAGTTTTATTTCAAATGGATTACCACCATTTTTATGAGATTTATCTGGGAAAAATGAATCGTCAATATTACCTTGAGCTATCCCGTTTTCGATCGACGTAGGTTCCCAAATATCGGATCCACGAACAATTGCCTCGTGCTTTACAACGGATTTATATATAAGTGGTTTGTCGCGTAATCCTCCTTGTAAAGGTGTTACGCGCTCTCTATAAATACCTGGTTGAACATTTATTATGTCACCTGGACCAGCAATTTGAGAAGCAGCGCGAATTGTTTTAAAAGGTGATTCCAAATCTCCCTTATTTGAATCATCTCCTGTGGAATTACAAACAAAATAATTCATATATAATAATGTTTGATTATTATTTTTTTAACTTAACTAAACAATCAACCTTATCAACCTTTAAGAAAGGTTGTACCAAAGAGGGGCTTACGGGGGTTAAACCCCGTGTTTTGAAAAAAATTGATTTGTTTTTTCTGATTTCATAGATATGTATAAAATCAAATACTTATTATAAAGTAATTACATCAATCGCTCTCTAAAATGTCCTACTCAAGATCCAAGAATACCAAGTCTCAGGGAACTAAGACTCCCTTTTGTAAGATTTGTTTTGATCTTGGAAAGCCTAAGTCTGTGTATACCAGCCACTACGTGAGAAAGACTCCTCATCCTGATAGTATGATCACTTGCCCTGTACTTTTGGCTAATGTATGTCGTCATTGTCATATGACTGGCCACTTTACTGGATCTTGCCCCAAGGCAAAGCGTGAAGAGCGTGAACGTAGAAAGGAGCGTTTTGTTGAAGAACGTCAACGCAGAAAGTATGCTGAATGTACCAAAACTCATGTTGAATCATCACGTGTTAAAAAGAATGCGTTTGCGGCGATTTACAATGATAGTGACAATGAAGATGAAGTTGTTGTGTGTGCTACTGTAGTTGAATCCAAACCCATTGTGAAGAGAAAGAGGATTCTCAACTGGGCGGATACTGATTCTGATTCTGATTCCGAATCAGAAGAAGAATAAGGTATGTTTTGTTTAATAGAGTAGATAGAGTAGATAGAAAATATTATGTCAACCCTTTTTTGTTTGTACAAATAATTTATATATCATAGAAAAAGTATGTGTATACAAAACTAAAATGTTATTCGTGTATTTGATATAATTACATTTTGAATGATAACAAGAAAAAACGATTAATCAACATACCTACGATGAACCCCGCAATATTTACGAAGACTTCAGCTACTGATCCATGCCATCCATGTATTGTCGAATTTTTTATTTTGAAAAATTCGTCCACTATGTGTAAGTGCTTTTTTTCATTGGCAAATACATACGAATTGCTCGGTGTGTTTTGTGACCAGTCTTCTGGACGGTTACTCAAACAACCTCCTATGTATTTTTTGACAAACTCTGGATTGCGATCTAGTAAATGCTCCGCATATTCAAATGCTGCGCCAAGGACTGTAAATGTTATAAAGTAACTAGGAAATGCTACTCCTAGAATGATAAAAAGAATGAAATGATTTGGTTGGACGCCGAAGATTTCGTATCTATAACATAGCGTTGAGGTAGTTGACGTAGTTGTATCACATGGACAACTTTGTCCCAAATTATATGCCCATAACACGAACAATAGACAAAAAAGTATTATTCCATTAGGATGATCATATAGTTTTAAGGACGTTGAGGATTTTAATAATTTTATAATGGATTGCATATCTTGTATATATGTATAATATATATAATGTCAAGAAGTAATATTTCGAATTTTCAACGTCAAAATAAAATAGATGATTTCGTTTTCTTTAGTGAAAAAATGATTAATGAAATATCTATGCGTCCGTCGGTGAAACTATATTTGGAGAGTAATAAATTGAATTTAGTGAGATTTGCTCATACACATAAAAGTGAAGGCTCATTTTTCGCAGGTTTAGACACGAAATTGACTCATAGTTCTAAAGAAATTTCATTCAAAGATATATTACATCCCGACTCGATTTTATATAAAACTTGTTTGATGAATATTAATGATACATATGTTTTGAATGCTTTAGATGAAGTCAGTAAGAAAATTAATGATATGCCCACATATTATGATGTTATGTTTATTACTACGGATGTTCCACGCGAAATTGTCATTGATGGTAAAAAGAAATTGGTGGAAAAGGGTGAAAAAATCGGTATTTTATTAGTCGAATTGGGTGGATGTAGAAATTTTCCTCTTATTCCTATCTTGAAAATCATGTGTAGTCTGAGTATCTCACCTATTTTGATATATATTTACTTGTATATTTTGAAAAAAAAACGCATGAAGAAAGGTTTATTAGAATTGGCCGGTTGTTATCATAATATCGGTGGATTATGCGCCTATGATCGATTCGGTTTTGTTGAAAATTATGCGCTGAAAAGTCCTACTTGTTTCGATGAAGAAAATTCGCGGACGGAATATGCCACTACGTTGCCTATGGAAGTGAATATAAGTAATATAGGATTCAAAGATTTGGATGAAGTATTACATAAACGGAAACGCTTAGGTGACGAACCATTGTGCGATGAAATGTTCAAAGATGATCGGATTTTGAAAAAACAATATCAAATGATTGAACAAAGACAAAAAGAATATGATAATATTATTCAGAAATTAATTAATCCTGTTGGAAAAAGTGAGAAAGCGAATATTGCGAATATTGCGAATATCGGTAAAAGGGGAGTCAAACAAACGCGGAATAAAAAGAAGGTCATTGCTAATAATATGCGGAAAACGCGCACTCGTCGACGTGTTCGTGCTTAGAGACAATGTGATATATATGATTAATAATATAATTATATATATGAAGGATTTTTTAAAACATTATTATGGCATGATCTTTTATGGCGTGATTTTGTATTTATGTATTGAAATGTTGCGAAAATGAGAATGAGTTGAAGGGAGCTTTATTTTACACTGATTGATTTTCCAGATAAGTTGCCCATGACGTTTTGGTGCCTCCATCATAAGCAAATGCATAGTTGTTTTCGATTAACCAATCATTCATACATATATCATTTTTGTATACTTTGACTAATAAACGACCATATTTATCTAATTCACCACATTGTAAACTCACTACTTGATCCATTATTTCTTCACGTAATGCATCACGTACTTTATAACCCATTGCTTTCTCCGCAGCATTGGATGTTCGTAGTTCTGGGGTGTCTACGCCGCCAAGGCGGCAAGTCCATTTATATAAAGTCCCATTTAATGGAAATATTGCTTTTATACTGTCTCCGTCATATACATCGACTACTTTTGCTTCTATTGTTTTACCATTTACGCATTGATCGAATTTTGGGGCATCATTTATTTGTGACCAGTCCATTTATTATTATTGACATGAAGGCTTTATATTTTTATTGTGTATTGTTCTTTTGGTGTACTGTCCACACCTCATATAACTGTTTATTCTATATATCGACGCCAATTTGTTCCATAAAATATGGTTTTTTGTAAGTATATATACATATGTTGTAAATATACTTATCCAGAAATGAGTGACATATCCAGAAATGAGTAAGATATTCATTTGTGACTATCAACCCCACTTCGTGGGGTTTTTTCTAAATAAAAATAATAAAAATATAAAATTATGCTAAATTTTGTTATATTTTTTAAAGATTTTATTAATAAAAATATAAAAAATTGATTTATTTTTTCACGATATGAAGATACGTATAAAACCTCTTGCTACTTATATCAAGAAAACACAAACTCATTTACGAACATGTCTACTACTGAGCAAACTACCAAGAAGAACTTCACCAATTACAAGGTGTTTGGATTTTGGTTAGCCAAGTCTTTCAAAGATCAAGGTATTATTGACCAATCTGGTTATGATTCCTGGATTAAGACACAGGAGCTACATGGAACCAAAGAAGCCCAGGAAGAATTTTACGGTAAGTTTTTCGAATCTATTCCTAGTATTACACAAGAACTCAAGGATTTGACTAAGGCGACAAAGAGTGTTAATAAGGATAATGACAAGCAAGCCAAGAAAGACGCCGCTAAAGCGGCGAAACTAGCAGAAAAGGAAGCAGCAAAGGCTAAGAAACTTGCTGAAAAGGAAGCAGAGAAGGCAAAGAAATTAGCTACAAAAGAACTTGCCAAGGCTGAGAAATTGGCTAATAAGGCTGCGAAATTAGCTGCAAATACTGAGAAGATAGCCAACAAGCTTGAGAAGAAACTATCCAAAAAAGTCAAAAAGGATGATTTGACTGTTCCTGATAGTGATGTTAAGGAAAATTCATCTAGACCTAGCACTCCACTAATTGAAGAACCCATTGAAACTGTTAGTGAAGTAACTGTTGCAGAAAGTAACACTACTAAAGAAATAAATGATGAAACTGACAAACTAATGGATAATTTACTTCAAGAAGTGTTGGTCAAAACCGCTGAAGAAACTAACAGTGAATTAGTCAAAGAAGAATATGTTAAAGTAATGGACGAGGTACTTTACTTAGAGGTCACTGATCCTAAGAAAAAGAAGACTATGTATATCAAACGTCCTGTACAAATCAACAACATTCTCTTCGCCGATCCTGAGATGAAGGAGCAAATCAAAGGGTTCTGTGTCCTTTCAGATGCTAAAGAAAACAGCGATCCCATTTTTCAATACCAACGTGGTAAAATTATCAAATAAATAATTAGTTTTAGTTAGAATGTAGTTAGATCTTGTAATTTCAAAAACTTTTTTCATCCCCCTTCGGGGGATTTTTTGAAGCATTCACAAAGAATATTAAAAATACCTTGATTTTTTGACATTTTTATAATATTATTAATTCTTTAAAAAATTATATTTTTTATAAAAATCCATTGCGGCGTATTTTGGCTTTTTTGTTAGGAATTAATATAACAAAATCCTAACATGAAAAATGCCAAAAAATTCATGTGAAATATGTCACTTTAAATGCTGTAAAAAAATAATTATGATGATCATTTGACCACTCGAAGGCATAAAATCCTAACAAATCCTAACAAAAAAAATGCCAAGGATTGTGTTACTTAATTCCGGAGTGAATGTGGTAAAATATATAAACATCGCTGTACATTATACCCTAAAGTTATGAAAAAAATTAGCGCACTCTGCCACCTTAACACGTGAAGATATAGTTAAATAATTACTATGCGTCTTTGTCATTATTTGTATATCACCCCCCGAAGGGGGGTGTGAACGGGTGGATAAACCCCCCGTCCAGAAATGAGTGACATATCCATATACGGGGGATATTAAGTTTTTATCATTGAATTAAATGAAATCTTTGTAAATTGTTCAAAGAAAGTAATAAATAATATTAATTTATATTATAAACCATTAATATACCAACGATAATTAATATTGATCCTATTAATTGATAATTAGTTAATTGTTCATTAAAATATATATAACCTAATATCATTGTCAATATGATTTGTAATGCGACACGTATTATATTCATTATTCCCAATTCTATTTTCATTGAAATACTATAAAACAAAAATATTGTTCCTATCGCAAATAATATTGTTGTTAATATTATCGTCAATAATTTTCCGTTTATCTCTATATTTTTATTATCTATATACAAATATGACATCATTAATATTCCAAATAATCCACAAATTAATAAATAATATGCCACTAATACTCTATAATCTATCTTTGAATTTAAACATATTCTAGTATATATTTGTGCCATTGAATAAAAGAATGCTACACCGACTACTCCCAACAACCAATTCATTTATATAATTATATATTTTTTATTGAATATTCAAAGAATGTTAAAAATAGGATGAAAATATCGATTATATTCACTATAGATCCATATCATTTTGATTATTGTCGCATGGCATTCATGATTAATTTCCATATTATTTGGATAATATGTATATATATACCCCCTTCGGGGGTTAATAGGAAAAAGACTTATCCAGAAATGAGTGACATATCCAGAAATGAGTTTTGTCTTTTTTCATTGAATTAAATGAAATCTTTGTTAATGATCAAAGAAAAGTAATAAATATATTAAAAATAATATATTAAATTATATATGGCATTAAGTATTCAATCGTTGTTAATTATATTATCAAATAGTATAACATTGCCTACAAATATTATTTGTGATATGATTGATAATCCAAATGATGAAATTAATCAAGACTTTTTTAGAACGCTTTATAGTCGTTGTATTAGGTATCAACATTCCCCCTTCGGGGGAATAATATAGTAAAAATTGATTGAATTATTTATATAAAATAATAATTATATAAATACGTATATAATGTCAAAACCAACAGCAATTAGTTTATTTTCAGGAATGGGAGGTGATACATTAGGTTTAACTCAAGCTGGATTTGATGTAATCGCATTTAATGAGTATGACAAAGCGGCAATTGAGTCACATATGGCTAATTTCCCTGAATCAAAATTAATCTGTGATCCATCACAAAAAAAGCCAAAAGATCGTAATGATATAACAAAAATACCGGACGCAATATTTGCGGAGTACAAAGATAAAGTTGATTTGATATTTGCAGGGCATCCTTGTTTTGTCGCTGGTACACAAGTATTGACAAAGAATGGTTATAAAAACATAGAAAAAGTGACACTTGATGATGAATTATTAACGCATAAAAATAATTTCAAAAACATTGTAAATTTACAAAGAAAGAGTTATAACGGCCTTTTATATAAATTCGACGTAAAATATCATCCTCATGTAATTGAATGTACACAAGAACATCCTTTTTATGTGCGAAATAAAAATTCCAAACCTTTATGGAAAGAAGCACAACAAATAACAAAAAATGATTATTTTGGAATGGTAATAAATAAGGATTCAAAAATACCGCAATTTACATTTCAGAAAAAAATTAATGCTACAGCTTATCGTGACGTTTCAGTAATATTAGATAAAGAAGAATATTGGTTTATGATGGGATATTTCATTGGCAATGGTTGGATACAAGATACAGTAAAATTCAATGGAAATAATCGTCACATAATACGTTTCGCAATTAATGACAAAGATATTGAATATGTTGTGCGAAGAATCAGTGAAGTAATAAATATACACGATGTTAAATGTGATTCTGGGAAATGTAAAAAATTTGGATGTTCTGATTTCTTATGGTATAATATTTTGAAGAAATTTGGTAAATATGCGCATAATAAAATAATTCCAGAATGGGTTCATGAAGCACCAATACATTTAATCAGTGAATTTATTGAAGGTTATAAGCGTGCTGATGGTAGTGTAAGACAGAATGAAAATATTCGTTTTACAACCGTTTCACAGAATTTAGCGCTGGGATTACAAAGATTATATTTTAAAATAGGTTACATTTTTAGTGTTAAAAAGACACTACGAGATAAAGAGACAATTATTGATGGTCGTATAGTAAATCAACGTGATACATATTGTGTATCTGGATATACACGTGAACTAATGAGAAAGCAGGCGGCATTTATTGAGGATGGATATGTATGGTTTCCATTATTTGACATTTTATCAGAGAATGTTAATGATATGCCTGTTTATAATTTCGAGGTTAAAGATGATAATAGTTATATAGTGGAGAATGTAGTGGTACACAACTGCCAGGGGTTCAGTCAAGGGGGGAAAAAATTGCCTGATGATCCAAGGAATACATTATTTCGAGAATTTGCCCGAGTGGCTAAGATTGTGCGTCCTAAGTTTATTATTGGGGAAAATGTTGATGGATTATTAAGTAGAAAGACTGCTACTGGGGAGAAATATTTCGACGTTATTGTCAAAGAATTTAATGATTTGGGTTATGATATTTATCATCAGGTTTGTCATGCTGTTCAATATGGGGTTCCACAGTTAAGAAAAAGGTTAATTTATGTTGGTGTTCGCAATGATTTGGGCAAAACCTTTCAGTTTCCTGATACTTTGAATGATGGCAAAAACAATTTACCTGATTTACGTGATATTGTTCAGTTTTCGATGGAAGGGGCCATTCAGATTTTTCCTGATGATTTCAATATGAATTCTATTCCTAATGATTGTATTCTTACTGATATGGATAATCATGATTCTCAATCCGAATCTGTACATCCTTATTTAACTCTTAAAGCCAAAACTCGCAATGTTGAATATAATGGGGTGGTACATTATCAAACTTTGTCCTTTGCTAAACGCGATTCTCCTATACATGCTGAAATTGTTGATATTCGCTACCCTTCCAAAACTATTATATGCACTTATGATCATCAACCCAGATTATTTGTTCCTTTACGCAACTCCACTGGCTTCTTTATTAGACCTTTCTCTTCTCATGAACTTAAACAAATTCAAGGCTTCACTAAACATTATTTACTACGTGGCAACCTTAAAGATCAAATCAAACAAATCGGCAATGCTGCTCCTCCTACTCTTATTTATATTTTAGGGTAC